TCAAGGTCGGATTTTTCCCTGTTCCCGTAGCCAATCGGTGATAGGCCGATAGCCACTCGCCGTCGAAAAGTTCATATGAGGGTTCATGACTTCTCTAGAGCGTGGATGAGCCGGGAATACATACTCTTCAAAGTACTTTCCCCAGTCATCGGGAGCCAGATCATCCAAAAAGTAACGCGGTATCGGAGCGATACTCGGTTGCTCGCGTAGCCACTTTTCAATGGCCAGCTGCCGTTCAATAGGAACGCCAAATTTGGATGCAACTAATTCCCTGGTCCGGGGCGAAGGATCGCGCTTTACTAAATTCTTTTCATCTTTTAGTGCAGCATAAATTTGATCCCTCTCCCAACCAGAGAACCTTGCTTTCTCCAGCACAGGACGAATGTCGTAACTTCGGGTCCATCTCAACGCAGCATGAGCAAGCTCGGAGATTATTGGGCACCCTGGGTATTGGTGAGCGTAAGATAAAGCCTTGCATCTCATTAGGGCACGGAGCGTTCGTTCACTAGCTCCTGCGTACTGTTGAGTGGTCCAACCAAAGCCAACTAAAACTTCTAATGGATCGGTAACATTGATCAGGTCTTCCTCGTCGAAAATGATGCCACAAAAACCTGCATCTGAAATCTCGGCGTGCATTTCTGCTTTAATGTTGAGGCCCAGGCGACTGAAGTCTTTCTGCTGAGGGGGTATTCCCTGCGAAACAAAAAGACCATCGTCTCCTTCCACAACGCCTTCGACTTCAGTGCATCCCATTTTATGACACATGAAAAGCATGAACATCAAATTCGAAAACCCGTTACCTAATGAAGTATTCATCTCACCAGACATACGTGTTCCATTCATCTTCACCAGAAAATCTTTATAAGTGCAAACATTTTCTCCGGCTAGGACGGTGGTACAATAGTCCATGAATTCTTTATGTTGAGGCAGATGTTGCGTCATGTACTCATATAAGCGGAACTCACAGACTCGCATTAGTTCAGGAACAAAAAGACTTTCATAAGCCGTATAATCAGATGCAAAATACTCCTCGGCTGTCCGATAGAGCATCTCCATAATATACGCCGGTCGTTCAGCTACCGGAATCTTTTTGATGAACCATTTCTTGGCAAATACTTGTTTTTCGATGATTTTGAAGATGGGGCCAACAGCAAGTTTGAACACATCGTGCCTGGAATTAATACCTCGAGCGTGCTTGAACAGCGGATAGGTTTCATCCTTCGGGAACGACTTGCATCTTGTGTGATCTACAGCATCGTAAACTAGCATACCCTTCTCGAACTCTTTGCGAAGGAGCTCTTTTCTCGCCAGCGGATAATTGCACTGGGCCAACCAGGATTCGACAGAGGTGTCTTCGGTTGGGTCGATTGGAACAAATTCACGGATCAAAAAGTCATCGACGAACTTTTGGAATTCCGCCAGCAACTCTTGCTGGGCTCGGGGGGGCTTTGTTGCAAATCTCTTGCATACCCCAGAGATGACCGTATCCCGATCAGTAGGGTCTGGATGTGGTAACGCGTGTCCCTCAACATGACATCCTGTGGAAACTTGTACAGGAGGACGTCCCACCCTTTCTTCAGTATCCTTTAACTTGAACATGACAGAATCTTTGACAGGTCCAATTGGGGGCAACTGAATTTCGGATGCGCGGTACCCATAAGCATACAGACGTAGGTCTACTGACGGGTGTGGGGAAAAGGGATACCGGATTTGGCCCTTCGTTGTTCATTCTCCTTATGCATGGCAAAAGCCACTCGACAAGTGTCCTGAACGATTTCGTCCTTTCCGATATTGTGGTATCTATCAATATTCACCGAATGTAAATTCGCAGCCTTCATTAGCAACTTATCCCCAATGATGTCATCGGTTGCTGAAGGTGATAGTATTTGAGCGCAGGTGATTTGCG